AGTTTTCAAGTACAAATGGATTATTACAAGAATAGATATAACGAGGAGTTTCAAGCAGTATTAAGAGATGGTGTTGAGTATGATGAAGATAGTAGTGGAACTATCCAAGCAAGTGAAAAAGAACCTATACATACTCTTAGACTTGTTAGATAATGGTAGCAGATATAAAGATTACTGCTAATACTGTAGACATTGTAAAGTTTTTAGAAAGAACTAAACAAAAAATCCCAAATCAAATACAAATGGCTTTAGCAAAAGCCTCACAGTTTGGTATCATGCGTATTACTGATAAGACACAAAGTGGAGAACCGCCTGATGGTGGTAAATTTAGAGGATATAAAAAGTCTACAAAAAAATCTAGGTTGAAAAGAGGGAGACAAGTTGGTCATGTAGATTTAACAGACACAGGTAGAATGTTTAGATCATTGACTAGCAAGATAACTAAATCAAAAGGAACATTATTTTTTAGGAGACAAGAAGAAAACAAAAAGGCTTTTTTCCATGATACAGGTACAAGGTTTATGGAAGCCAGACCTTTTTTTGCTATTGGACGAAGAGATGAAGATAAGATAAGAGATATATTCTTTAAGGCTATAAAATTATGAGTAAACGAGAAGATATTGCTGGAGATATTATTACAAAGCTAGATGCAGTATCTAGTCCTATTGAGTTCAAACTTATAAAAAGAGAACCATTTGAACCTGAAGAGTTATCTCAGGCTCAGTTTCCAGCCGCATATATACAAACAGGGGACGAAACTAGAGACTTTTTTTCTATAGGAGATG